GGTGCTGATACACCAAGTGCCAGCAGGACAACTGCGAATGCTTTCATTAGTTTTTGAATAAACTTTATTATATAGGATATTATATCAAATTATGTTGATATGTCAATTAAGGGAAGGTTAAGGGGTGTTATTATCCAATTATTATGTGATGATATGTTGGACTCATTTACGTACTGTCCAAGTCCAATGATAATGTTGTGTAGGGATTGTTTTTAAGTATGCTTTTGTATGCTTTTGAAGACATGTTTGACAGACTGTATAAGCTGGTATTTCAACTTCTAACTCTGTTCTTATTTCAAACCCATATTTTTCACCCATTGTTTTTGCTAATAGGGCATCATTAGCTCTCCTTGTACCCAAAATCTTTTTCTTTAATTTACGGAATTTTTGCTTTGGAGTTCTACAATATATTATACAACCATCTTTAGCAATACGTCTTATTTCAGTTAATGCCTTTTCATTATTAATAAAACGGAAGAACTGTCCTGTTAAGCATAAGCATACATCAGCACAATCGTCTATGAAAGGAGTATGGGCAAAATCTGACTGTATGTTTATATCTTTATAAGGTAAAACGTCTGCTCCTATACAGTTTTTTATATACTTTATAAAAGGATTAAACCCACAACCCAAGTCTATGATTAGATCCTTCTCCATTGCATTGACTTCATCAATCATTTTCATCCCAGAATGATGAAATCTGTTTATAACGTCCTCTGGAACATAATCCGCATTGATATTAACACCATATTGAAATACTGCTTCTGCAACAGAATCGTCTCCTCTTATGTTTTTTGCAACTAATGCACCATTCTCATTTGTACCATCAATCTTATCGGGGTCAATATACCATGGTAAACTCATTTAACTACCTCAACTGCTATAGGTTTTGATAAAAAGTTAGTTATTCTAATTATACCATAGGCAGTAAATACCTGCGGTATTATAAATGCAACCATTGCTACTACCCAGAACAGGTAATAGTAGTTCTCTTTATTTTGTGTTCGCATGAACATGACGAATCTTTCTTTATTTATAGGTAAATATGTTTACCCCAAGTCTTTGGTAAACTACCAAATTCGTCATACCATGCTTCATATTCTGGTAATAACTTATCTTTAATTTTTTTATAAAATTGTGGTGTCATATTTTCACGATCTGATAAGTATTGGTCACTTAATCCGTCATATTTTGGTGCTGCGTTCCCACATTCTGGCCAATAACAGTTAGGGTAGATGTCTTTAATGTTAAAATCTAGAAAATTTGATAGATTTTCGGTTTCTCCGTCCCAAAATTCTTCCATTACTATAGGATGAGTAGGAAAATACTTCTTCCATTTCTTATAATGCTTGATATATTCACAATCTTCAGGAATTGACCGATCAAGATAGTTACTTAAGTATGTCATAGCGTTTGGATAGACTCTTCCGAAGTGTCTTCTATAGTATCTGGACTGAAATTCTGAAAAAATCCGTCTAACTGGGTCTCTAAAAATCATTATAACCTTAGTATCAAACCATTCATTCAAAAATGGCTTGAATTTTTTAACTTTTTCTTCTGGTAAAGCAAAATTTGCATTAGAAAAGTCAGCAACTGCTTGATATTTGCTATTTTCTTGCAATCCTAACCAATGATTTCTATAAAAATGGCAATATTTTTGAATTGTAAAGGGTGGAGTCATCCAATTTATCTTATCTTGCTTACTGAGAGTGATATATTTGGAGTGAACTGATATATCTGGGTGTTTATTCCAAGAAATTGCTGTACCTTCATTCCTTATTCGTTCTTCTTCGGCAGTTGAGTTCTCTTCTTTGTACTTATCTAAGTATTTTTGATGTCTAGGACCGTCTATTGCTGTCAAATATTCAGATTCTTTCCAGTAACTAGGATGGCAATACCTATTTGCTATTGCCAACGTGTATAATAATGGAGTTGTAGCACTCCAACCTGTCCCTGCTGATATAAGAAGACGAGGAGTCTTGCTATCATAACGATTTTTATTCATTTAAGGTAACCATTGTTACGAATCTTTTTTATTCTTTATATAACTGAAGTCTCCCTTTTCTCCTTTTCGCTTGAGATCGCTTGTGATGCAGTGTAATCCACCATCCCAGAAATATCTATGTCTGAAATTGATAACATGGGGTGTAACATTATACTCATCGAACTTTTTGAACAGGTTTTCATTGTAATTATTGCAAATTACGTTATTTTCGTCAATGATTAACATATTTACATCAAAAACTGACTCTGCTGCATAATTTACCCAGTCATTCATCCAACAATCTATAAATTCTTCCAATTCTTTGTTGTCTTCTTCACCTTCTATCCACCATCTGCCTTTATTTTTGTTTTTAATGTTTCTCCATCCTTCCATTTTATCCCAATGTAGGTCAACTTCGACAATATCCCAACCTGGAAAGAATTTAGGAGTAGCATAGGAGTTAGTTGATGCAATAAGACCAGGTTTTATTGGATGCATACCACCATCACAGTGTCCTGGTTCGTCTAAAACGTGAATATTGTAATCTGGGAAGATTTTTTGCCACTTTGATACACAATGATCTCTGTTCATGTAATTAACTATGTTAACTAGACTGAAATATAGGTCTTTCCCCATCCTCCACATGGTTGCACTGTTAATATACTGGTCATAAACCTTTTCTATACCATTATCGTCACACCATTTACGAACAGGGTTCCAAACGTCATAGAAAAGGTCTCTGTTAACCCTAGCATTAGATCCTATAGTGTTTCTTTCAGCAGCAAGTATCAATTTCTTCGCTGAGTCTATATCTAAGTGACTTAAGAAACCTGATCCGTTTTTTAATAGGTCATCTTTCCAGTTTTCTCTTATTTCATTCCAAGATCCTTTGAGGTCATGAGGTCTACCAGGTTGCATAGCGTCCAAAATGAACTTACACATGACTTCTTCATCATGTAGTCGTTCAGGACTTTTATTCCAGTCATCAAGCATACCCCAATAGATACCTTCTATATTATTGGGGTTGCAAAAGTCAGGTCCAGGCATAAAAAAGCGATCTCCCACCATTGCAGTGAAATCTCTTGGTTGCATGGGTGGACAAACCCTGCATAAATCGTTTTTATCCTTTTCCTTATCGTAATAGTCCTCATATGAACCAACATCCATCCTTACGACTTCTACATTAAACTCTTCTAACTTAGATATGATCTTCTGGTAGTCTTCTTCTGTTTCTATTGCTATCTTTTCAAATGCATTACGTATTTTTGGGTTCTCTATATAACTATAGAACTCAGGACTATAGGATTTTCCAACTAAGCAGGCTTCAAGGGGATCCCAATGTTGATGTACCGACATTATGACATATAACAGTATACTATTTAACGGTTGCTCACTTTGTTGGGGTGATGAACTAGATTCACATTATCAGCAGAGATATTCTAGACAAGTTGCTAAACATTTTGGTGCAGTAGATCATAATATCTCAAAATGTGGAATTAGTAATGATGGAATTGCTAGAACTACAATGGATTGGTTAAGAACCAATGAATGTGATGCTATGGTTATTCAATTTACTGTCACAAGTCGTTTAGATGGGTATGAACCCAATACAGGAAAGAAGTTTGAAGCAACGACTGAGAATGGGATAAAAATGAAGGTAGATATTGACCATGTTGACAAAGACCCGTATAAATGTGTTACTGTTCAGACCCCTAGAAAGTGGAAAGGGTTTTATCAAAGGTATTACCACCCCCAGTTGGGTATGGATGCCCTTTGGAAGAACTATTACCTGTTAGAGCAAGAATGTATCAAAAGAAGGATTCCATATTGCTTTATTACCCATGATGATTGGGCAATAAGTGAATACTACTTACCTTGTATATGGAAAGACCATATTGATAGGGAACCTAGGTTTATTTGGGGTGTTTCTGAAAGTGATTTCCTATTAAAGGGTCATCAGGAGACATTACCACTAGGTCATCCAACTGCTGAAGCACATCAGCACCTAGCAGACTATATCATTAGTGTGTTAAAATAATCATAAATACTTTCAATCGAAGGAGAACTGATGTACAGTGTCTACCTTGATGAAAAGCAAGCTTTTCACCATCTTAGCAAAAAAGAAGCAGAAGATATCCAAACAAAGATGAGACAGATGATATCTGCTGGTATTAAAACACATTATCAACCTGAAGACATTATTATTAAAAACGATGAGAATATTGCTTAGTGGTTGTAGTTTTTCTTTTGGTGATGAGTTAGAATGGCAGCATGTAAAGCAATCTGATGTACTTACCCAATTTGATTTGGGAGATAGGTCTATAAGATCCGAAAGAGAACAGAAAAGGTATAGTAATCTATTAGCAAAGCATTATAACTGTGAAGTAATCAATAAATCTAAATGTGGAGCAAGTAATCAGTGGATTTTAAGAACTCTTGCAGAATCTAAGAATGCTGCTAAATGGACAGGTCAAAAGTATGATCTTGTTATATTTCAATTAACAGAACCTAGTAGAATAGATATAGAACACCCAGAAAGATATATTCAATCTATATCTGCAAATAATAAACGATCGAATAATGAAAGAAGTTTAGAAGTAAGACAAAGATATTCTAAAAAAACTTTATTACCAGATCTTATAGACGCATTTGTTCATAAAGAAGATCTGAACCCAAGATGGGATATTAGAAAGAAAGAATTGCAAGAAATAGCAGATGCTTACTATCTTCATGTTTATTCTGAAATATTATCCTTAGAGAATTGGTGGTTGCATCAATATGCTTTTAAACACATGTTTAGAGATATACCATATGTTATAATGGGAAAGCGACCCTTTGAGAATACTTCAAAGAATGAAATTGCATATAAAGATCGTAGTGATACTGTAGATTTCTTTTTACAGGGTGGAAATAATGTATTGGGTAGAGCTGGGGATTTTAAAAATCCTAGATACTGTAAGATGTATGATTTAAAAGGTGAGGTAAATAGAACAGGCGGTCATCCGTCTGCATTAGGACATGAACTTATCGCTAAAAAAATTATTGAGGTCGTCAATGAAAAGTACCCTGACTTGGGTTAAAAAACTCACTAAGCAAGATGCTTTGCATAAAGCATTTCCACATCACTATATAACTAAAGTAGACCACCCTGATGGTTCTACTACTATTTCATTATTACCAAAAAATGTTCAACAAACTGATTCAAAAGTTCAAACATTGGCAGAAGATGAGAAAACTTCGTAAAAGTGATCCATACATTTACGAGGAATGATTGGATTTAGTGAAGGTTTTCATGATGCTGCCATTTCAGTTCTAAAGAATGGGCGTATTACATATGCTAGTCATGCTGAACGATATTCTCGTAAAAAGCATGATAAACACTTAACTGCTGAACAAGCGACTTTAGCGTTGGAACTAAATGGCGATGATACTATAGCATTTTACGAAAAAACTGGATTTCTCAAAAGATCACGTCAATGGTTTGCAGGTCAATTTGATACTGCGAAAAAAGAACGTGCTTTAGCACTAAAACCGACAGTTAATCACTATCATCACTTATCACATGCTGCTGCTGCGTTTCAAACGTCAAAATATGACGAGGCAGCTTGTGTAGTAGTAGATAGTATTGGAGAATGGGATACTGCAAGTATATGGAAGGCGAAATATGAAAATGGAGTTGCGAAATACTATAAAAAGTGGAATATGTGTTATCCAAGGTCTATTGGACTCTGGTATTCTGCTTTAACTGATTATGTTGGTCTAAAACCCCTAGATGAAGAATATATCTTCATGGGAATGAGTGCCTTTGGAAAACCCTGTCATACCAAGCGATTACGGAGACAATTATGGGTAAATAATCACAAAGGTATAAGAAGACCGATAAATGGAGACCCTGTAGACATCGCTGCTAGTGCTCAAGTAGTGTTAGAGGAGGAGTTAAGTAAGATATTCAAGATTGCTCTTAAGTTTAGTGATAATATTTGCTATGGGGGTGGAGTTGCATTGAATTGCGTTGCTAACTCTAAGTTGCAAGTGCAGTGTGATGATAACTTATGGATTATGCCTAATCCTGGCGATGCTGGTGGGTCATTGGGTGCTGCTTTGCTTTCTTATGGTAAAAGAGTTCCATTTAGTCCGTACTTAGGTTATAATATAGAGAAACCGTGTGATCCTAAAGAAGTTGTCGAAGAAATCCTCAAAACTGGACTCGCTGGTGTTGCAAATGGTCGTGCTGAGTTTGGTCCTAGGGCTCTTGGTAACAGAAGTCTATTGGCGGATCCGAGAAAAATGGAGAACAAGAGAAAAGTAAATGATATTAAGAAAAGGCAAAGATTTAGACCATTTGCACCAGCAATACTAGAAGAGCATGCAGTAGACTACTTTGATATGCCTAGGCAGTCAAGGCACATGTCTTATGTGTACTCTGCAAAGCGTGGTAGTGCCATTCCAGCATGCATACATGTCGATAACACTGCAAGAGTCCAAACTGTCCCTAAGATCTCTTCTAGCGTCATTAGACCCATACTGGAGTGCTGGTACGAAAGAACAGGGTGTCCTGTCCTCTTGAATACATCATTAAACATTCGTGGCATGCCCATAATAAATACGATAGATGATGCTGTAGCATTCTCTACAAAATATGATGTAAGAGTATTTTAAATGGATTTGAATAAAAACCCTAATTCTATATGGACTCAAGAAGAGTATGAGTCCATAAAGAATAGTAAGGTTATGTGTAACCTACCATTTCAGCAGTTGAGGAATGGTACTGGAATAAATTATCAACCATGTTGCTGGTCTAGGACTATGACCCCAAATGGTCCTCAGAACACAGATCCTATAGGGCATTTTAAAGGAGAAGATTTTACTGTACTGCGAAAAGAAATGATATTGGGTAAGAAAAGCCCTAGATTGAAGCATGCTTGCGATTTATGCTGGCGTAGTGAGAAAGAAAGTGGATGGTCACCAAGAATGAGTAATCCACTTATTATGGATTGTTTGCAAAACTTTGATAAAGAAGGAAATATGGTTGAAACAGAGCATAGGTTCATTAAGTTAGAATTAAATGCGTTTGGTAACTACTGCAATCTTCAATGTTATGAGTGTCAGGTAGAAAACTCTAGTGGTAGAGAACAAGCAGTAAAACAACTTGGTAAGATAGATCCAAAATGGTTGGGGTTATTAAAACGCTATTCATTTGTTGATAGGGATGTTAAAAAGGTAAATCCAGAACAATGGCGTTCATTTAAAGATGATATTATTAAACATGCGAAGAATATTCGGTTTATGGTCTTCTGTGGAGGAGAACCAATGCTGATGAAATCGCATTTTGAACTTCTAGATGAATTAATCGAATCAGGTGAAGCGAAAGGTATTGAATTGGGGTATGTTTCAAATATGACACATACTCATCTTAGTAAGATGAAAAAGTATATTGATGCTTTTAGGTGGACAGAGTTTCAATGGTCAGTGGATGGGTTACGTGAACGTAACCATTGGTTAAGATATCCTACAGATTGGGAAAGTACTGTCAAGAACGTATTTGAAATACGAGATTATCTACATACCCCTATAAACAAACAAGGTAGGTTGTATTGTACTTTAACACCAAGTATTCTTGGTATATTGGATTTACATAATACAGTACAGTGGATGAAGGATAATGGTATATTTGGTGATAATATGATGTTGAATAGGATTGATAACCCTCAATTCTGTCAAACCCGACATTTGCCTGATGAAGTAAAAGAACAGATTGGACCATATGTGAAGACTGTAGCAGATCATATATACCAGGACATGATGCAACCACGGAATGAAAAATTCTGGCAGATTGCATTAGAGTATTTTGATAAAACTGACCAAATACGTGGAGACACGGATTGGAAGAAAACATTTCCTGAATTAGCAAATTATGCTCTGGAGTACCCACTATCTTGATTTTGAATTTGAGGATAAGAGTATCCCCAAGTCAACTTGGGAGGTAATATATGATGCTTTGCAAAGTATGGCAATTGATATGCCTGAAGATATGACTGAGGAAGATATAATTGAACATTTGTCGAAGTATTACCACATTAAAGTTAAGCGGTGGGACTTAAAAAGGACTCCTCAAAAAGAATTTGAATACTTTACGATAGACGAAGATTGGAGCCTTTGACAAAACGCTATATATCGTGTATGATCCTTTTGGGTGATACCCGTTTACGTAAACACTTGAATATAGTATGGCAAAAGGTTTTAAGGTTGTAACTCAACCTCCTACTGCTAGTCAGAAACAGACAGAAGAACCAAAAACAATTGTAGATAGAGGCAGAGAAGCAATCAAAGGCAAGTCTATTGTCTTCTGCTTACCTGGTCGTGGTGTTTCATACACATATCTAAAGAACTTTGTTCAACTGTGTTTTGATCTAGTACAAAATGGTGCGAGTATTCAAATCTCACAAGATTACTCCTCCATGGTTAACTTTGCACGTTGTAAGTGCCTAGGAGCGAATGTTCTAAGGGGACCTGATCAGTTACCTTGGGATGGTAAGTTAACATATGACTATCAACTCTGGATTGACAGTGATATCGTTTTTGGATTAGAGCAATTCTATCGTCTTGTCTTAATGGATAAGCAGATTGCTGGAGGTTGGTATGTAACTGAAGATGGTAAGACAACTTCATGTGCTCACTGGTTAGAAGAGGACGATTTCAAAGAAAATGGTGGAGTCATGAATCATGAAATGGTTGATGGCATACAAAAACGCAGAAAAGCGTTTACTGTTGACTATTCTGGATTTGGATGGTTACTTATTAAGAAAGGTGTGTTTGAACACCCTGAAATGAAGTATCCTTGGTTTGCTCCACAAATGCAAGTCTTTGATTCTGGTGAAGTACAGGATATGTGTGGTGAAGATGTCAGTTTCTGCCTAGATGCTATCAAAGCAGGTATTGAGATCTGGATTGACCCTGCATGCCGTGTTGGTCACGAGAAGACAAGAATTATATAAGTATAGTACAGTAGTACAATGTCAGAAATGATAGATCGATACAATATCTTTATTCAAGGTGAATTAGAATACGATTCTATTACCGAGGAAGAAATGTTCGATATAACCCAAGATCTTGCTGATAAGTTTTATTCAGAAGGTACTCCCCATCCTGACGATGTTGTGGTAGAATACCTAGGCAACGAATTAGACTAATGGCAGCAGGTTTTGGAACCCTAGACAAGATGGAAGCAAGACCAAAACGTACTAGGCAAGGAAGAGGAAAGCATACTAAATATGCTGCTACTTCTAAAAACAAAGCTAGAAAACGTTACCGTGGACAAGGCAAATAAAGGGGGGATCTTCGGATCCCCTTTTTTTATGGTCTAAATAAGGATAAATACATCGAATCGTAGAAGACCAGTGCCTCTTCAAGAAGTATCACGGGGATTTAAAGACATTTCATTGTCCTTTAAACGGCATCCGATAACTTCAGACTTACTTCCGTTAAAAAATGAGGACGCTATTAAAAAAGCAGTCCAGAATCTTGTTCGTACCCAAATAGGGGAAGTATTCTTTGATGAATTGCTTGGCACTAATGTAACTGGATCATTATTTGAGTTAGCAACAAGGGATCTTATAGATCCACTAGAAACACAGATTCAACTGGTAATACAGAATAATGAACCAAGGGTAGATCTTACATCAGTAAGGGTTACATCAAAACCTGATGATAATTTATTAAACATTGAGATACGTTATGACATAGTTGGTCTATCACTTTCTACTCAAACTGTTTCGTTCGTATTAGAACCGACTAGACTATAATGGCACTACAACAGTTCACAAACTTAAACTACGAGGACATTAAGACCTCGATAAAGGATTATCTACGGGAGAACTCCAACTTCACAGATTTCGACTTTGAAGGTTCTAACCTTTCAGTACTTATCAATACTTTAGCGTATAACACATATATTACAGCATATAACACCAACATGGTTGTTAATGAGTCATTTATAGACTCTGCAACGCTCCGTGAGAACGTTGTTTCCCTTGCACGTAACATTGGGTATGTTCCACGTTCTAAACGTGCTGCAAAGGCAACTGTGTCGTTTCAGTTAGCAGGTATATCTTCATCAACTAAGACTATTGAAATACAACCAGGTTTAATATCAAATTCAGACGTACAAGACACAACCTTCTTATTTTCTATTCCTGATAAGATTACTTTACCAGTATTAGAAGGAGAATCGTTTGGTGAGTTTGATATATTCCAAGGGCAGTATCTAGAAAACGCATGGACAGTAAATAACTCACTTGAGTCTGAAAGATATGTTTTACCGAATGATAGTATTGATACTTCAACGTTAAGAGTAACAGTTCAAGAATCAGGTACATCTACTGTTGAAGAACAGTACACAATGGTTGATAATATTGTTGGTGTTACTTCTACTTCTAATATCTTCTTGATTCAAGAGACTTCTGATGAAAGATATGAGTTGTTATTTGGAGATGGTGTCTTTGGTAAGAAACTACCAAATGGTGCAATTGTTAGAGCATCTTATATTAAGACTCAGGGTAGAGCAGCAAATGGTGCTGTTGGATTCAGGTTTGTTGGTCAGATAAGGGATGATAACGGTGCTAAGTTAAATAATATCGATCCTTTGTTAGATACTGTATCTCAGGCAGAAAATGGAGATGATATTGAGTCATTACAATCGGTTAAGTATTATGCACCAAGGTTGTATAGTTCTCAGCATAGAGCAGTTACCGCAACTGACTACGAAGCAATCATTCCTTCAATCTATCCTAATATCCACTCAGTCAGTGCCTATGGTGGAGAAGAACTTGACCCACCGCAATATGGTAGGGTATTCATTGCTGCAAAACCCAGAAACGGTAGTTACCTGTCCGACTATACTAAAAAGCAACTATTAAAGTCTTTAAGGAGTTATACCGTTGCTGGTATTGTTCCTATGTTCATAGATCTCAAATTCTTATATGTTGAGATCGATAGTTACGTTTATTATAATACTAATTTCATTGGAGATCCAGATAGTTTAAAAGCATCCATATATAACAACTTAACTCAGTATGCAGTTGAATCTGAGGTCAACCAGTTTGGTGGTAGATTCAAATACTCCAAGATTCAGACTCTAATTGATAATGTTAATAGTTCTATCACTTCTAACATTACTATGGTTAGAATGAGGAGGAATTTAGTTGCAAAAGTTAATCAGTTTGCACAATATGAATTGTGCTTTGGAAATGAGTTCTATTGTGGTAATGATACTTACAATATTAAGTCTACTGGATTTACTGTTAGTACATTCAGTGGAACTTGCTATTTTTCCGATTCTAAGATAAAAGGAACCTCAAAAGGCAACTTATTCTTGTTTAGAAAGAAGACAGATGATGAAATAGAGATCTTAAGTACTAAGTTTGGTACTATTGACTATCAGAAGGGTGAAGTGCTTATAGATACTGTCAATATCACATCTACTGTCAAATCCAACAATATCATTGAGGTTCAGGCAGTTCCATTATCTAATGATGTACTTGCAAGACAGGAATTGTATTTGCAACTTGATGCATCCAATAGCAACATCTATATGAGGCAAGATGTTATTTCTTCTGGTAGAAATACATCTGGTACTAGATTTGATGTTCAATCTTCCTATCAAAATGGCAGCAAAACTCGATAATGATAGAAACTTCAATATACAAGGTAAAAATCAATGATGTTGTTCAGAGCCAAATTCCTGAACACATCAATACCGATAATCCATTATTTGCTGAATTTTTAAAGCAATATTACATATCACAAGAATTTCAAGGTGGTACTGTAGACATTGCTGATAATTTAGTTGAGTATAAAGGATTATCTCGGATTACTAACGAGAATCTTGTTGGAGTCACCAGTTTGACTGCATATGTCGATGGTCGTTCTGATACTATCAATGTTCAGTCAACTAAAGGTTGGCCTGAGCAATGGGGTCTTCTAAAGATTAATAATGAGGTAATAACCTACACAGGAATCACAACTAACTCCTTTATGGGTTGTGTTCGTGGTTTTAGTGCTATTGAGAAGAATGAGACTACTAATAAACCAGAATTTTTAACATTTACATCAACTGGTATTGGTACTCATGCTAATGAAGCACAAGTTACCAATTTAAGCAATATCTTCCTAAAAGAGTTCTTAAGGAAGTTAAAAATACAAGTATTACCTGGATTTGAAGAAAGAGGACTATTTGGCGAGTTAGATGAAGCAAATTTCATCAGACAGGCAAAAGACTTCTATGCAACTAAAGGAACACCCGAAGCATTCGATATTCTCTTCAGAGTTCTCTATAATGAAGATGTTGACTTAGTACAACCACAAAAATACTTATTCAAACCTTCTGATGCCGATTTCATTAGAAATACGGTTCTTTTGTGTACTTTGGTTAATGGAAACCCACGTAAGATTTCTGGAGAAACATTATTCCAAGATACGACTCCGATACAGTCATCTGCTGCAATTTATGATATAGAAGAGTATGTAATCAATAAAAAACGTTATTACAAAGTTTCTTTATCAACAGATACAATACTTGGCAATTTTGAACCAATTAAGAAGACTTACATCACAGAATTCGGTTCTTTAAGTACAGACATCTTAAATGTCGATTCTACGGTTGGATTTGCTAGTGAAGGTGTTTTAAAATTTGGTGGAGACAGATTAACGTATGGTGCAAAGAGTTATACCCAATTTAGGGATATTAAAGGATTATCAAGCACTGCTGGCATAGGATCGACTGTAAGTTCAGGTTTGAACGTATATTCTTATGAAGAAGGTGATTTAAGCAATAGAGTCGAATTACAAGTCGTAGAAGTCTTAAATGACTTTACTGGAGTTGCTCAGAACCAAAATGTCGGATCTGAGATTAATGTTAGAAGTTTAGGTCTTGAAAAAGACGAATTGTGTTATAATGCTTGGATTTACAATACACCTTCCAAATATTCTATATTTAAAATTGATTTAGTGTCACCTGGCACATATGAGTTAATATTGGAAAATAAGAACCAATTATACGTTGGTGACAATATAACTGTATATGACATTAATACTGATACTCCAGTTCCCGCAAAGGTCACAAGTATCATAAGTGACCTAGTTATTCGGATTAATGCTGGTACACTCGATTTAACCAGAAATCATTACCTTAGAAGAAATTTAAAGACAACTAACACATATACTGCTGATGTTCAGAATACTTATTCAAAAGGAACTGATTTATACGTTGCATCAAATAGTATTCCACATTGGGAAATAAATGCCGATAATAAGATAAGAACATTTAATAATAGTCAAACTGGACAAACGATTAATATAAGTCAGCATAATTTCACTACTGGTGAATTAGTCGTATATGAGCATATTAGTGACTGGGATAGTAGTGTAGGTTTGAATACTGCACAAGGTTACTATGTTAAGAAGATAAACGACAATCAGATCAAATTAGCATCTACACAAGAGAATGTTAGGAGTGGTGAGTATATTGATGTATTCAGTGTAATAGCTGGTGTATCAACCCATAGACTAACACCGTTTAATCTATATGGTCATACTCTAGGTGGGCAAAAATTATTCAAGAGAATACCTATACCAACCTATCCACCTATCCCATCTTCCACAGGTAAGAAATCTGTAGCATCTGAAGGTGCTATTGGTTTATTTTCCAATGGTGTTGAGATTGTATCTTACAAGTCACCAGATAAAGTATACTTTGGTGCTATAGACTCTGTAAGCGTTCTAAACAACGGAGAAGGTTATGATGTCGTAAATCCACCTAGACTGTCTGTAAGGGAAAATATCAGTGGTGTAGGGGCATCTGTATATGCTCATGTAAGTGGTGAAGTTGTTGATGTTATTGTAGATAATGAAGGTGTCGATTACTTAGATACACCTATCGTATCAATCACTGGTGGCGGTGGTCAAGGATACGCTGAAGCAAAGATGAAAATAGTTCCACATGAAGCAGTCTTTAATAGTGCTTCTGTTGGTGGGGTTGTTAGTACAGAAGATAATACATTTACCTTTAAAACTCCACATGGATTCCATGTTGGTGAAGAGTTAATCTATTCTACTCAAGATACTACACCAATTGGTATAGGCACAACTCCTGGTAATTTGGTAGATAAAGCATCATATTTTGCTATACCAAATCCTAATGATGACTTTAAGATGACCATTACTGATAGTAAGAGTAATTCTCTTGCTGGTATTGGTACTATAGATATCACACAAAATGGTATTGGATACCATATATTTGAAACTAGGGAAAGAAGACTAAAAGTTGATAAGGTTAGAATTATAGATGGTGGTAGATTCTATAATAAAGAAAATACATTAAGAGTACCAAATCCAACTGTAGATAATAGGATTAATAAGTATACCAATGTAATCTATGTCCCTAATCATGGATATGCTGATAAGGATGAGATCCAGTATGTATGTGACGATCCTATAAGTGGTCTAGACAATAAAGGTCTTTATACTGTAGAGAAATTAGATGATGATAACTTTAAACTTGGTGTAGATTTTGGTACTGTAACTGCTGGTATTCATACCTTTAGGTATGCTCCTATTGAAGTTACTATCAAAGGTAGACAAGGTATATCTACAGACCCTGCATCAGCATCACCTATTATTCGTGGTTCTATAGATCATATCCACATCATAGATGGTGGTAAGAACTATGGTTCTACCGTTATGAATGATAACTTTAGAGTTCCTATTGATATTATTAAAGGTAGTGGTGCATTGCTGAGACCATATGTTGTTAATGGTAGAATAGAGCAAATCTTTGTTAAGGATGGTGGTAAAAATTGGTATAGTATTCCAGATATCATTATTGAAGGAACTGGATATGGTGCTAAAGCAAGAGGAAGAGTTAATAATGGAAAATTAGTCGGTGTTGATATTATCGACAAAGGTGGTAACTATCAACAATCTAATACATTCGTAAGAGCAGAAACACCAGGTAAGAACAGTATTCTTTCCAGTAATATTAACTCATGGACTCTTGATGAAGTAGATAGACATTATGATATGGTTGGTGATGATGATGGATATATTGATACACCAACTAAGAGTGCTTATGGTTCTAAGTATGTTAACTACTATGCTCCTAAGAAATTAAGAGAATTCTTAGGTGATGATAATAATGGACATTCTCCTATTTTAGGTTATGCCTATGATGGAAACCCAATATATGGTCCTATTGCAAATCATAATGTAGATGGAACTGGTGGATTAAGGTTAATGAAGTCCAGTTATGCACTTCAGAATTTTGGAATTAGAATTAATGGACCTGATTATACAGAGTATCCAGCAGGGGCATTTGTAGAAGACTATGCTTATGTTGAAAATTATGGAGATCTTGATGAGCATAATGGTAGATTCTCTATTACACCAGAGTATCCAAATGGAATCTATGCTTACCATGTGACAGTTAAAGAGTCTCAAGGTGATCTAGTTCCTGTATTCCCATATGTTATTGGTCATACTTATCATTCAGATCCAGTATTATTCAATTATGGTTTCTTCTCCAATCAGGAAATAGACCCAGGTTCATTAGGTCTATTGAAGAATACTCTTCCATATAACCTAAAAGAATATGAGTTCTCAGGTCCTGCTAATCGTGGAACAGAGACTAACTCAAGGATTATTAAGGTTAGTGAAGGTGGTATTGAGAAACTTGATATATTTGAGTCTGGATTAGATTACACAGTCGGGGATAGGGTAGTATTTGATAATGAAGGTACAAATGGATTTGGTGCTTTAGCAAAAGTTTCTAGAATAGAAGGTGTTGGTATTACTACCGTAACATCATCTATCAATGAATTGCTTGATGTTGAACTAATACCAATAGGTAAAAAAGTCCTTGGTATCACTACAATTCCACACGGTCTGAATGATGGATATTATATCAATGTTACAAATACAAACTTCCCTGACCTTGAAGGTAGATTCCAAATAGATTTAGAGTACGTTTCATCCTTCCTATTGGAAGAAATACAACCTAGTGGTCTTACTACATCTGTATCTACAAGTGATGATGTACATAAGAAGTTTAGGGTAGATGATATACTACAAATAGATGCTGAGAAATTTAAGGTACTAGATCTAGACCTCAAGAACAATAAGTTAGTATTAGAAAGAACACTTCTAGGTACTGCTGGTGCTGCACATACTTATAGATCTAAGATTGAAAGACTAGAAAAGGAATTTACTTATGAAGTACCAAGAAAATTAAACTTTAGTACACCTACAAACTACATTAGATACTTTGATGCTGCTAACTCAGTTGGTGTTGGTTTAACTGTTGGTATTTCTACTCTTGGTATTACTAGCACTGGTGTTGGTATAGGAAGTTATGTTTCTATTGTAGCAGCAGGTAATACTACTAAACCATTCTTTGTACCTGCTGGTGGTATATACATTCCTGGCAACTCATTCCTCAATAATGAGGAATGTAAGTATAGTCCTGGTGCTGGTACTTCTTTAACATATTCTCCAGATGGTGTACAGCAACAACCACTACCAAGTACTGTTTATATTTCTCAGATAGGAAATAATATCGTTGGTATCAAGACTGAACCTACTGGAAGTCGTGTACTATTCAATGGTAATATTGGTATTGGTAATTCACATAGTCTTAAGACTAATAGAGCAGTTGGATTAGGAACTGTACAATCATTTGAGATTACAGCTACTACAGACAAAGAACATGGTATGAGACCAGGTGATGATATTGATTTAACCTTGGTTTCTGCTGCATCAAGTTCTGTATATGCTGGTTATAGTGCTTCATCTAGATTTGTAGATGTTGATGGTGTTAATAACCCTAGAATATCTGTAACTAAGGGTGATACATTAAGATTCTTAACTCATTCACCAACTCTTACAGATACTAAGATTGAATTTTTCTTAGATTCATTCTTTACACAAAGATTCTATGGTTCTGCTTTAGATGCTATTGAAATAACCAATGTTGGTGTTGCAGGTGATAATAAAGAATTTGAAACATACACAGATATTCATTTTAGTGAGAATGTACCTGATTTCTTATTCTATAAATTTGAATCTAATAATCCTACAAAGATAATTGAAGTAGATGTAGACCAATCTGAATATGGTAAGATTGTTGTTAGTCCAAGTAGGTTCTCTGGTAAACATTCTTTATCTACAACTACATCTAACACATTTACTTACAATATATTTGATTGTCAGGAACGTATTGGATATAGTACAGATTCTACAATATCATATACCACTACATCAGAAAATACTATAGGACCTATTGCCAAGGTTGATATGCTTAACCAAGGTAAGGGTTATGTTTCTATACCTAACGTAGAAGTTGAATCTGATACTGGTAATGGTGCTGACCTTATACCATTTGGTACTAAGATTGGTGATTTACAAAGAGTTGATATTGAAGAGTATGGATATGATTATCCAACTGATAAGACAATGCAACCACAGGCAGTTGTTCCTGATGTAATTACATTAAGAGACAATTTCCAGTTAGATTCTGTTGGTATTGTAACAGGTGGTAAGAATTATTTGATAGCACCTGATTTAGTTGTATACAACACTAAACAAGACGTATTACAACCTGAAGCAGCAGTAAGATGTGAGTTAGTAGGTAATTCTGTAGGGGAAGTTGAAATTACTGCTAATGGTGGATCTATGGAATCCACTGATAATGTACTATTCCCTGTCAATAACAGTAACGGTGTTGGTATTGTATCAGCATCATATGCAGCACCATATGTAACATTACGTCTTAAAACTCCTCAGTCTGGATTTACTACAGAGTTTCCAGTACCATTTACTATAGGTGATAAGGTATTTGTTGAGAATATAGGTGTATCTTCAGGTCATGGTTATAACTCACAGGATTATGCTTTCCAATACTTTACTCTAACTGGTGTTTCAACAGCATTTGGTATGTTGGATCAAGCAACTGTAACCTATGAAGTTGATACAGACCCAGGTGATCATGATGCTCAACAGTATGGTTCTGTTGTTAAGAAGAGTGATATAGCATCCTTTGATATAAAATTGAAGGAAGCACAGTTCTATAATGGTGAAGAAATATACACTAAGAAGGCATCTAATAATTGTATTCGTGGTGATGGAAACTTAACTAATGTTCTTAGAGTTGATAGTATAGTAGGTTTTAATACTGGAGATCAAATTAGAGGTAAAGTATCTCAAGCATCTGCATACATTAAGGGTATGCAGTCCTTTACAGGTAATTTTGATACAGGTGTTTCTATTATTCGTAATTCTGATTGGGAACGTGATACTGGTAAGTTAAATGAATACTTCCAGAGAATACAAAACAGTGATTACTACCAGCAGTTTGCATACTCATTGAAGTCTAGAGTTGGTATTAGTAGTTGGGATGAACCAGTTGATTCACTGGCACATATTGCTGGATTTAAAAAGCATAGTGATCTTTTAATACCATCTATTGCTGGTGTTGCTGGATCTATCACAATGACAGATCAAGTGAAGACACCATCTACTATCTTCCTTGATAATGAGGTACATATTAACTGCCATTACAACTATGATTCAGTATATGAAATTACTAATGATACTGAGACTAAAACTGATGAGATTGTCTTTAAGTCTCTTAAGTTTGGTAATTCATTAATGTGTGATGGTAACAGGGTTCTTGAGATTGATGACATATCACCTCAGTTCTATAATGACCCTGCTATTAAGAGAAATATTGAAATTGATACTTTAAATTTAGGTTCATTTAATGCTATCAAATATTTTGCACAAATAGTTGTTACACCATCAACTATGCTTCAGTCTAATGAGACTCAGTATATTGAGTTTGTAATTAGTGCTGATGATACAGTTGCTTTCAATAACCAGTATTCAACTTTATCCGATGCATTTAATCTTGGAACATTCTATACAGAAACTATAGGAGATCTAGTATCAGTTAGATTTAGTCCATTTAATTCTGTATTAACTTATGATATTACCTTCTATAAGGAGATAATGACTATAGCAACTGGTGTTGGTGCAACATCATTTGGAGGTCTTCTTAAGTCAGGTAACACTACTAATGTCCCTGCTAATACAAGTCGCAATTTATTATCCGTAAATGCTATGGACTTTAAGTGTGGTCAGGTATTAGTTGCAGCATCTGGTAATGGTAAGAAGGAAGTTGTAGAAAGTACCTTTATTGGTATTGGTTCTACAACACATTTTGTTAACTATGCAGAGATGGATAGTGATGGTACTGACTTAGGTGACTTTAGTGTTAATATTGATGGTAATAATCAAATCCTATTAGACTGGCAGTCTAATGTAGCATATGCAGCAACTGTATCTGCATTAGCATCATTCATAGGAGTTGGACAAACTTATAATAATTCAACAACAGGTATTCAGACTTCTAGGTATCAGGTTGGTGATTCTGTATTACATACTTCATATACAGATATATCACAAAGTCCTTCTAGCAGTATAGAAACCATTGAAACTATGGGATTCAATGATTTCACTTCTTGGAGATTACTTATCAACATTGAAAACGTAACTGATGGTGAGCAGTCTGTATTCAATATGGCAGTCAACACTTTTGAAGGTGATGCTAACTGGAATAGATATGGTTTAGTATCAACTGGTTCGTCAGACCCCAAGCGTGACCTACTAAATACGGAGATACAGGTCTCTGGTTCAAACTGCCTACTTAGGTTTACTCCAAGAGACAATATTGACTACATTATACGGACATCACAGATTAGGATAACTAAACCTGATGGTATACCTTTCGATACTGTAAAAACACTAAGCTAATGGGATTTCAGTTAGGATCTATAAATCGCCAATATAATTCTTTAACGGAAACCTTTAGGTATTCGTTTAATTTGACACATAAAGGAGATTCTATATTTCATAAGGAATTTGATGGATCCTCTACTTCTGAGGTTTTGTTAGGTGCTGATACGTTTGTAGTTAATAATCATTTTTATGTAACAGGTGAACCATTACATTACGAAGCAGGTGGTAGTGGAACTGCTATAGGTATAGATCCTACTATTGGTATTGGTAACACACTACCTGAAAGAGTATTTGCTATTAAGATTGATGAGAATAAGATAAAGGTTGCAGAGACAGAAGCAGATGCTCATTCAGGATCACCAATTAATATTATAACTGTAGGTGCTGGTACTACTCATTCATTTACAGCAGAGAAGCAGAATAGTAAGTGTATAATTGCACTGGATAATATGATCCAGTCTCCACTATATCAAAGACCTGGATATAATACTGTTTTAACTGGTGTAAACAATAGAATTATCACTGTTGAAAATGCACAGTTATTTAAAAACTACGATCTTATAAAGATTGATGATGAAGTTTTAAGGATTTTAGTTGTAGGGTTCCAAGGTAATACTAACGATTTATTATGTGATCGTGGTTGGATGGGAACAAGAAATAAACCACATGCTGCTGGTTCTATTGTAGAGTTAGTATTGGGTGATTATAATATTGTAGATGATATACTTACTTTTGCTGACGTTCCTTTTGGTGGTATTAAATTTAGTGCTGGTATATCATCAGAAGTAGTTGATGTAGCAGGTAATAGTTTTGTTGTATTAACTGATCTATTAGAAACAGGATCTTCTGTAAGGTTGGAAACTTTAGATCCACCAGAACCATTAGTTGCTAATGAAGATTATTTCTTAATTAGAAACCAGCAAAATAATTACTCATGGGCAGAAACACGTGATGATGCATTAGCAGGTATTGCTATTACTATGACCAGTTCTGGTATTGGCACACATACTATTAGGTTGGTTGATGTAGTAAATGGATCATCATTCCAAGGTAGATCATTCATTAGATCTGACTATACTGGAAACATCGTCATGGATGATCTATCCCAAGAGTTTACTGGTATAGGTAAGACATTTACTTTAACAAGTGCTGGTGTTAATACTGTTGGTATAACAAGTGATTATGGTGTATTGCTAGTTAATAACGTATTCCAAAAACCTGATACAGACTATGAGTTTATTGGTGGTCCTGTAACTGGTATTACATCTATTGAATATACTGGCAATAGTAAAGACCCAGTAGAAAGATATAGTTTAGATGATGTTAATGCTAATAATCTACCTAGAAGAGGATTAATTGTCACGCTAGGTAATAGTCAGGGATTTGGATACCAACCACAATATACTGCTATTGGTACTGCTACAGTATCTGCTGCTGGTACTATAAGTAATGTTTGGGTTAAGTATGATGGTAGTGGTTATATAAACGGTCCTACTACATATGAGTTTAGGGTAGCAGGTGCTGGATCTACTGTTTCTGCTGGTGGTACTTTTGATGTTGCAGACGGTCATGTAGATCAAACTTACTTGAATGAAGGTGGAGAAGGGTTCTATACAGCAAGGGATATATCAAATCTTGATTATGACCATACAAGTGGTATTGCTACTATAACTGCTGTAGGTCATGAACTGAAACAAGGTAATACTATTAGTCTTGCAGGTATATCCTTAACATGCTATTACAGTCCAGGTAGAACAATTACCAATGCAGACTATGATGGTGGTAGTGGTATTATGACTGTTACTACATCTTCGGATCATGGATTTAGTCTAGGTAAAGATGTTGTATTTGATGATATAAGACTTACTTGTGCATATACAGCACCAGGTGGATCAGACGCTTACCCAAGAACTACTGACCCATACTATAATGGCACTCCAGTACTAGAAATACTTTCACCTACACAATTTAAGGTTCAGGTAGGTCAGTCTACTGTAGAGGAACACAATTACCATTCAGGTGGTTTTGTGCAGGGAGTTCTATTTGCTCCTAGGGGTGGTGACTATGCTGGATCTAAGACTAATGTTATTAGAGTTATTGATAATGATACATTCACATGTCAAGTTGGTACTACAACAGAAAGACATTACTACAAACGTGGTGGTAAACTATCAAAACCAGTTAAATGTGAGTTTGATGCACCAGTTCCCTATGATGATCTACAACTCATAAGTTCAAGTACAGGTATAGGTGCATCTGTATCAGTTACCATCAATGATGCTAAACAGTTAGATAAATTTAATCTTGGTAATATAGGATTTGGATATACCTTCAGAGAAGAATGTACTATTGCAGGTATTCCAACAACATCTGGTTTAGTATCACATCCAATTCAATCTGGTGGTGCTTATAACCATACCTTTGTTAGTGCTACTCCATATGGAGTTATTAGTGGTGGTGAGTATGAGCATGAGACTGTCAGTATTGAAGGTAATTCTTTAAGAGACGGTAGTTGGAATGGATCTGCTATTAGTCCTACTGATGTTTCATATAATCCCACTACAGGTGATGTTGAATATACATTAGTTGGTCATAGTTTAACTACAAGTGATAGTGTAGGTATCAAGACTGGTTCTATGGTCTTGAAATGTAGCATGGATGGCAAAGAGACTCTCCATTCTTATCCTAGAGCAAGTGACCCAGTAGCAGGTGTCATCACTTCTATCACAGGTGTTACTACAGATACATTTACAGTTAATGTAGGTGCATCACAGACTGTAGGTCATCTTGTTAGTGGAGCAACTTACGATGCTAATACTGGTGATATGGTCATGTCTATTGGTTCCCACACATTACGTGGTGGATCTACACATTCCTTAACAACTGCTGCATATAATCCTAACACTGGTATAATTACATGTACGATATCCAATCATGGATTCACTGTTGGTGAACGAATCAAATTCGTTGATGAGTCATTAACCTTTAAATGTGCAAAGGACAACTATGGTACAGAACACAATTATCCAAGATCTTCTGATCCTTACAGCAACCAGTGGCTTAGCATATCTAACATCACTGCTAATAGCTTCGAGGTTGAAGTACTCAAGGTAACACCTTCAACTAACGTATCAGATCATATATTCCAAGAGTCAAGTGCTGACTGTATTATTAAGGGTGGTGAATCTTTAAGATTCATGCCAGAAAGTATCACGTTCACATGCGATATGGATGGTAATGCCAGTGAGCATAGTTATCCTAGATCAACAGATCCATTCTACAATACAGCATGTCCTATAGTATCTGTTGCTGGCACTACAGTAACACTTAATGTAGGAAGATCTCCTCATGTTCAGCATAGGGTTAATGATGCTACTTACAGTGGTGATACAGGTTTATTAAGTTTAGATATAGGTTCACATAGTCTTAAAACAGGAACTAATGTATTTGTAAGGGATAACTCCTTATGGTTTACATGTGCTAAAGATGAGTATGGTAGTGCTCATTCATATCCTAGATCAGGTATAGATCAAATATCTGGTATAGGTACTGAAATAACATCTGTAGGTGGATCTACTATAGAATTAGATGTTGGCATGCCAGAAGCAGGTGAAAGGTATACTCATGAGTATCTTGGAAGTGATTTAGAAGAACCTAAGTTTACTATTAGTGAAGTAAGAGACGATGAGTTTGCTGGATGGGTTCTTGGTAAGTTACAAATATTAGATGACTTCTCACATCAGTTTAACGGTAGAAGAAGAACCTTTACTATTCATGAAAATGGTAAACCATTATCTATCGAGAAATTAGAAGGTTCTCCAATTAGTTTAGAAGATGTATTATTAATCTTCATTAATGATATACTACAGGATCCTGGTGTTGCATATACATTTGATGGTGGTACTAGATTAACGTTTACTGAACCACCAGTTGCAGGGTCTAGTTTACAAATACTATTCTATAGGGGTACTGATTCAGACGTTAGTGACTCAACATCATTGCAGACAGTTAAACCTGGTGATAAATTAACTATACAAAAACGTAATGGAACAGTAAATCCAGTAAAACAGGATGGTAGAATTATTAGAGATATCATTAGTAGAGATAGTGTATTAACTACTCTATACAATGGTGTTGGTATATCTTCAGAACCTCAACCACTTAGACCAGTTACATGGTGTAAGCAAACTGAAGATATGGTTATTTCTGGTATTAAGATACATAAAACCCGTGACATGTTGAGGTCTAGAGTAAGACCTGTAACTAGATTGATACAGGGTATTACTTCAAGTACCAATACATTCTATGGTTATGGTGGCAGTTTGGTATTCAGTAAGACTGAAGAACCAGATACTGCTGAGTTTGATATTAAAATTGTAGATGAAAATGCAGAAGATACATCCACTATTGAGACAGTAACTGGTTGTGAAGTACTTGGTGATGAAGGTATTATTACTGGTGTAGGATGTACTGCTGATGCATTACAGTTTGAATTCTATATTCCATTAGAATCTCCATTAAGAATTAATGAGTTTGGTGGAATATTGAAAACTGGTATTAGTACAGGTGATTACTTTGTTGTTTCCAACAGTAATGTTGGTTCAGGTGTAACAGCAGTTGGTGTTGGTACTACATCTGTTATTGGAGTCGCTACTTCATTCCTAGATTCTGTCTATCAAGTTAGTCATCTTGAGGTGGTAGGAACGGGTAAGACTATGCGTATACATACTAATGTCCAAGATAATCATGGACTGTCCTTTGTAGGACTAAGTTCTGGTGCTGGAAATACTTATGGTTCCTTCAGTTGGGCGAAGTTTACTTCATCCAGATCTGGTGGATTTGAGCAATCAGTCACCACAAATAATGGTCTAGTAGGTCTGTCAACAGCACCGCAGTTGATAAGAACCACACACTTACTAGATTCTTACACATAAATAAACAAAAATAGTCTAACGAGATGCCAGCGATCATAACTGATCAGATTAGAGTTTTGAATGCGTCTAATTTCGTCAGTGGAATTTCAACTGATACTAATAGCTATTACGTCTTCATTGGTCTGCCAGATGCAACCGATGTGAAAGCGGATTGGAATACTAATACCCCAACACCTGTTGATAATTTTAATAACTCATCAGATTGGTTTGAAACTCTGATTGCAGCTAAGAAGATTACTTCAACTGATGTTCTTAGAGTTATACCAAAAATAGAATGGACTAATGGTGCAATCTATGACATGTATAGGCATGACTATAGTGTTGACAATACAGATCGACCAGTCAACTTGTATAAAGCAGCACGTTATTATATGATGAACTCTGATTACAGAGTATATGAGTGCATATATAACGGTGCTGCCCCTTCCAATTTGGGCAAGGGTATAGTATCATTAGAAGAACCCACCCACACTGACCTACAACCAAAATTAGAATCTGATGGATACATTTGGAAATACCTTTACACAATTAAACCAGCTGAAATCGTTAAGTTTGACAGTGTTGAATACATTCCAGTCCCAACTAACTGGATGGAGAATTCCTCCGTTTCGTCTGTTAGAAATGCTGCTGTAAATGGTAAGATTGAAGTAATCACCATTGATGACGTATCAAGTGCAGCATACCAGTATGCTGGTGTACTAAACAATGTACCTATAGAAGGTGATGGTTTTGATGGTATGGCATCTGTTGAGTTTACTGATGGTAAACCAACTAATGTACAAGTAACTGATGGTGGAAGAGATTATACATTTGGAACATTAAACTTAAGTAATCTAGTATCTGGATCTGGTGCAGAATTTTCGGTAATCATACCCCCTCCAGGTGGACATGGTGCTGATATATACAGGGAACTTGGCGTTTACCACGTACTTGTATATACAAGACTTGAAAATAGTGATGTAACAAACCCTGACTTACCTATTGGTAACCAGTTCTCACGAATTGGTATTATAAAAAATCCCGAAATTAATGGTACAACTAACCTTCTCACAGACACACTGGCATCAGGCGTTTATGGTCTACGTCTTACTGGATCTTCTGCTGGAAGTTTATCTGTACAGACAGATGGTATCGTCACTCAAACGATAGGTATTGGTTCGACTGCTGTTGGAAAAGTAGTTTCATATGACACTACAACGAATATTTTAAAGTTCTGGCAAGATAGGTCACTTGCTACAGATAGCGTTACTGCTGGAATTCCCGCTTACGGTTACCGTCTAAATAGATTCACGAGCACCCCAGATACGGGTGGTAGCACCAATGTTGTTATTACTACAACAACGGGTACTGAAACTCTTGCCATTGATACTAATTACAATGGTGATTCAGGACTTGTGAACTCAAAAACCTATTACTTTGGTCAAAACTTCACAAAAGGTCTTGCTGAACCTGAGATTAAACAACATTCTGGAGACATTATCTACGTAGATAATAGACCCGAAGTGACTAGAGCAGAAAATCAGCGAGAAGATATTAAAATTGTTCTAGAATTCTGATGCCACAGAATACCAACCTAAACGTCAATCCATATTTTGACGATTTTGACAAGGATAAAAACTTTAGTCGAGTTCTCTTTAAGCCTGGTGTACCAGTTCAGGCAAGGGAATTAAGCACCCTTCAATCTATTCTACAGAATCAGGTTGAACAATTTGGTAAGCATTTTTTCAAAGAAGGTAGTGTAGTAATTCCAGGATCAGTGGCATATGATCCTAATTTCCATGCTGTTAAGATAGAGCAAACATTTTTCGGTGTACCAGTAGAATTATATTACGAGAATATTGTAGGAAAAACTATTAAAGGTAAGAGTTCTGGTATTACTGCTATAGTCAAGAAGGTATTACCTAGGGCACAGTCTATAGAAGGAGAAACAACGATATATGTTAAGTATCTAAAGTCATCTGAGCAAGATTTTGGAACACAGCAGTTCCTAGATGGTGAGAACTTACTTACTTTAGAAGATTTTACATACGGAACTACAACCATTGAAAATGGTTCTGACTTTGCAACTTGTATTGCCACTAATGCAACTGATACTGGATCAGCATTTAGTGTAACTGCTGGTGTCTTCTTTGCTAGAGGAACCTTTATTAGTGTAACTTCTGAGACTCTTTTATTAGATCAGTATTCTAATAGTCCTTCTTATAGGGTTGGATTCTACGTTAAAGAAGAAGTTGTAACAGCAGTTGATGATGAGTCATTGTATGATAATGCTGCTGGATATAATAACTATACAAGTCCAGGTGCTGATAGATTTAAGATATCATTAAGTCTATACAAGAAAGACCTACAAGATTTCCAAGACGAGAACTTTATTGAACTCTTTAGAGTACGTAAAGGTCAGACTAGAAAGTTAATCAATACAACCATTTATAATGAACTTGCTAAAGAATTAGCACGTAGGACTTATGATGAGTCTGGTGATTATTATGTTAGAAACTTTGATTTATATGCTAAAGAATCTTTAAATGATAGACACCAGAAATTTGGTGTGTATTATAAAGATGAGGTAACAGATCAAGGTAATAATCCATCATATGACTTGATGGAAATTCAAGTTGGACCTGGTAAAGCATATGTTCGTGGATTTGAGGTAGAGAATTTAGGTAACCAATTTATTGATGTACCTAAACCTAGAACTACTGGATTAATAGAACAGGCTGCTGTTCCATTTCAAGCAGGTAACATGATTCATGTTAACAACTGCTTTGGTGCTCCTCAGATAGGTCTTGCTACAGATGAGTTTATTGATTTACGTGATGAACGGTTAGGTTCTACTAAATCAACTGCTGCTGGTAATAGTATTGGTAGAGCAAGGATATATGACTTTAAATCTAATGCTGCTGCATATGCTGACAATGCTTCAGTATTTGATCTATACCTATTTGATGTTCAGACTGATACTAAATTGACTCTTAATCAGGCAGTAACAGTTAATACCCCTGCTGTTATAGAAGGTAAGAGTTCAGGTGCTAGAGGATATCTAAGAACTGATGCTGGTGGTGTTGTTGATATCACATTACACCAAATATCTGGATCATTCATAGAGGATGAACAGATTACTATTAATGGTGTTAATGATGGACGTACAATTAGTGATATTACAGAGTACGATGTAAGTTCTATTAAGTCTGTAAGATCAGATAATTCTGGTGATATATTTGCTGCTGATACTGAGTTAGTTGTTAAGCATAACTTTGGTGCTCAAGGATTTACTATTACTGCTGCATCTGGCAGTGAGTCTACAGTTACCAGTGGTGTTAATGGTTGGAAGTCACATGCTAAAGTTGGAGATATAATTGCTTATCAAAGTGATGGTGGAGATGCTATTGCCTTTAATAGAGTTAAAGAAATAAGTGCAACTGGTCAAAGTCTTACTGTAGAAGCAGTTGAGTCTGTTACTAATGTATGTCTTGGTGCTCTTCCTACAAGTGCATTGACTGGTGTTAATCTACAGGTAATGGGACCTAGGTTTGACTTATCTAAGAGTGCATACTTATATGCAGATATGCCTAGGGAGTTTATCGAGTCTATTGACTTAACATCTTCTGATATATTTGTAAGGAAGACTGAAGATGGACTTGCTACCAATTCCCAAGGTGTATTAGATCTACCTAGTTTGTCAGGTGGTGACTTTGTTTATGCAGCATTTGATGAAGAAAGATATGTTCTACATTATTCAGATGGTAGTATAGAACCATTAACACCTGATCAGTTTACGATGGGTGCTAATGCTAAGAGTGCTACTATTTCTGGATTGACTGCTAGTCAAACTGGTGTAGAAGCTATTGTTACTCTTCAGAAAGGTAAGGTATCTTCTAAAACTAAGACACTTAAGCGTTGTCAGTCTTTAGTAGTTAATAAGTCTAAGTATAATCATTCTGGTATTACTACAGGTATTACTGATGGTTTAGATTTCAACCCATCATACGGTTTAAGAGTTCAGGACAATGAGATTTCATTAAATGTTCCTGATGTTATTAAGGTTCATGGTGTATTTGAATCTTCAGGACCTGGTGATGCAACAGTACCTTCATTGGTTCTTAATAGTTTAAATGGACCTAATGCTAATGTTGATGATATATTTGTAGGTGAAATTATTGTTGGTAAGAAGTCTGGTGCTTCTGCTATTGTTGTAGCAAAGACAGGTACTTCTCAAGTATACATCGTTAATAAGAACAAGTATGTGTTCAAAGAGACTGAGGACATTGAGTTCTTAGAATCTGGTGTTACAGGTAATGTTGGTGAATCTAACTTAGGTGATAGAAACATCTTAAATGCATTTACCTTAGATAATGGACAAAGAACTGATTACTATGACTTTTCCAGATTGATTAGAAAGCGTGGTCAATTAGAACCATCTAAGAGACTTACAATATTCTATGATGTCTATGTTATAGACTCACTTGATAATGGTGATATTATAACCGTTAATAGTTACGGAAAAGAGAATTATGAATTTAATGTACCATCCTTCCAAGGACGTAGAAACACTGACATACTTGACTTTAGGCCAAGAGTTGCTAATTACACAGGTAGTAAGTCTCCTTTTGAGTTTGAAGCAAGAGATTTCAGTTCTGGCGGTCAGATACCAAATGTTATTGTATCCGATGAGAACTGCTTATTCGATTACAACTACTATCAACCAAGGATTGATAGACTTTATGTTAACAAGAATAAGACCTTCACAGTTAACCAAGGTGAACCATCTGATAAACCAGTTGCACCTGAGAAGATTGACACTTCATTTGAACTTGCTACCATTGTTTACAAACCTTATGTTATTGACGTAACTAAGGATGTAGTAATACAGTTAAAGGCAAACAGACGCTACACCATGAAGGATATTGGTGGTCTGGAAGATCGTATTGAGAATCTAGAATACTATACATCATTATCTCTACTAGAATCTAAGACAGAATCACTACTTATTCAAGATCCTGATACAGGACTTGATAGGTTTAAGTCTGGATTTGTAGTTGATAACTTTGATACTAAGCAGTTATCTGATACTGAACCCAAGCATGATGTTGCTAGTGGTGTATTAGTTCCTCAACGTTACTTTGATACTGTTGACTTATTAGTAGGTTCTGAATCATTAATTGGTGCTACAGGTACACCAGACCTTAGTGTTGACCCTAGATATGCACAAGATTTAGGATCACCAAATATCACTAAGGATAATAATAATGTGATGCTGTCATATAGCGAGACAGATGATAGAGTACAACCATTTGCTTCTAGAGTAGAAAATATAAACCCATATACTGTCTTTGACTGGAAAGGTGTAATGACCTTGAATCCAGAATCTGATGTATTCATTAGGTCAGAGTCTGTATCATCCGATGGTGGATTTGGATTCAATAATACTACTATAACCACAGAACGTAATATTACTGATATGCGTTCTCAGAATATTTCATTTACTGCTTCTAGACTGAAACCTGGTACTGAGCACTTTGCTTCATTCTCCAACGTAGATCTAAGTGGTGAACGTGCATTAGTAGTTCCTAAGTATCTTGAAGTTACACCTGTACAAGGTGCATTCCAGATTGGAGAAACTATTATAGGTAAAGCAATCGGTACTCAAGATAGTAATAGTATTGCTGATATCAGATTTAGACTTGCACAACCAAACCATAAAGATGGTCCTTTTAATGCTCCTTCATTAACACTTGCCAAGTCTCCTTACAGTGATACTACATTAGCAGCATCTTATAGTGATACATCAACTATTCTCAACATTGATGTAAACAGTCTTAACCAAAAGTCTGACGAAAGATTCTATGGTTTTGTTACTGTTGGTATGCAATTAGTTGGTGAAACAACTGGTGCAGAAGCAACTATAAGTGCTGTACGTTTAATTTCAGATTCTAATGGTGCTTTATTAGGTTCTATACATTTACCACCTGATAATCCATCATTTGAGAATGGTACAAATACTGCTGTATTGGTGTCAACTAAGGCGAATGATAAGATACCTGGACGTAAGACTTCTAGTGCTACTGCTAACTTTACATCAAGAGGAACTCTTGTTACAGAGACTACGATAGTAAGAACTGCACCACCCCCACCTCCACCACCAATTATAATAATAATAGAACCGCCAGCACCCCCCGATCCCCCACCCCCACCGCCACCACCAGAGCCAGAACCTGAGATAGAGGATGATGATGACCCATTGGCACAGAGTTTCCAAGTAGAGGAACCTAATGGTATATTCATGACATCTGTTGACCTTTACTTCCAAAGTAAGGGTGCAACTGCTCCTGTGGAATTAAGGATAGTTACATTGGAAAATGGATATCCTACAAGGAAGATGATGAAGAATGCTTCTGTAACATTAGAACCTGAAGCAATTGAAGTATCAAATGATGCGTCTGTATTAACAAACTTTAAGTTTCCTAATCCAATATACCTCCCTTCTGGTGAGTATGCATTTGTAGTCATCACAACAACTGATGAGTACAACTTGTGGATCTCTCAAGTTGGTGAAGAGGATATTAAGACAAGAAACCTACCTGAATTACAGAAGGTTATTATTGACAAGCAACCAACTCTAGGTTCTCTATTCAAGGCACAGAATGCTTCCACATGGACTGCATCTCAACTTGAAGACCTTAAGTATACATCTCATAAAGCGAAGTTCGTTACAGAAACTGCTGCTTTCAGATTGTATAACCCAGAACTTAGAACGTTCGCTGATAGAAATAGACTTAAGGAAAATCCAATTGATATCTTCTCTAAGAGGATAACTCTAGGTTTAACCTCATCTATAACATATGCTAACAACCCAGATATAGTTGTTGGTACACAAATCAAACAGGAGAATAGATCTTCTACTGGATTTGTTGAAAGAGTTAATGGTCCTATGGGACTACATGATACTGGTATCAATATCACTAAGGCTGGTATTGGATACTCAGCAGGTACTTACGGTAGTGTAAACTTCATTACTAAGACAGGTTCTGGTACTGGTGCTGTTGGTATAGTAACTGTTTCTGCTGGTGGTATAACCAAGGTATGTGTTACCAATTCTGGTACAGGATACAATGTTGGTGATACACTGACTGCTGAATTAGGAACAACTGGTGCAAATTCTGTATTAACTGTTGGAGTAGTTACTGCTACTAACCAATTAGTTCTTGCTAATTGTGAAGGAGTTGACTTCAATAGTTCAGATCAGTTACAGTATGTTGTTGAATCAAGTGGTGCTACAAATACACTAACATCTATAGTTCCAGCAACAATCAATGTTAACTCAGATGAGTTTAATGGTAAGCACTTCAGGGTATCTCATGATAACCATGGTATGCATGCTGAAAACAATAGAGTTGAAATTATAGGTGTATCTGGTGATTCTATCCCAACTAAAATTACTGCTGGTTATGCAGTAAGTTCTACTGATGCTATTGGTATTGGTAATTCTATGGGATTCAACTGGTTTGAAGGGGCACAAGTTGAACCAAGCAATCCAGGATTTGCAATCATTGGAGATGAAGTTTTAGCATATACTGGTGTTACTCTTAATACTTTAACAGGTATTACTACACGTGGTATTGATGGTACTATACCTAGAACATACAATTCTGATACTCCTATTCAGAAGTATGAGGCAGCAGGTATCTCACTAAGAAAGATTAATACTGAGCATTCATTTGCTAATGTCACAAATAACATTGTAGACAAGATTAATCTTGATTCTTATGTTCTGAAGATTGATGGAGATAAGACATTTGATACCAACTACAAAGGTGGTGGTACTGATGTACGTGCTTCTCAAAATATTCAGTATGATTCATTAACATCATTCTTAAATTATAGTGTACCAGATGCTACTGAGGTTTCAGGTCAGGTAAGGACAACTACTGCTACTAGCGTTAGTGGATCAGAAGGATCCTTTAATGATAATGGATATCAAGCAATTTCACTAAATGGTGAAACTGTATTCTCTAAACCACAGATGGTGGCATCTAGAGTTAATGAACTTGCTAAGTTAGAAGACCAGCCAGGTGCTAAGTCATTTACCTTAGAGGTATCATTATCAACTAAAGATGAGAATGTATCACCTGTAGTCAACGTATTTGAAAGTTACATTGCTACCAAGTCACATAGAGTTAATGCTCCTATTGCTGACTACACAGTTGATAAGCGAGTTAATCTTGATGTAGATGATCCACATGATTACAATTATGTGACTAAGACCATTACACTTGAAAACCCTGCTACATCACTGAAGGTATTGATGGGTGCATATAGACCAGCTGATTCTGAAATCAGAGTTCTCTATAGGTTACAAAGAGTTGACGGATCTGAAATAGACAAGGTATTCTCACTCTTTCCTGGATATGATAACATGGATGTGAATGGTAAGATCATTAGTGCTAAGAGCAATAGTGGATTACCAGATCGCAATATTTCTCCATCACTAACTAACCAATTCACGGAGTATGAGTGGAGTGTAAATGATCTACCACAATTCAGTGGTTTCCAAGTTAAGGTAGAATGTATTTCTACTAATCAGGCAGATCCAATACAGGTCATAGACTTTAGAACGATAGCATTAGCATGAAGAAAATGAAGGTTGCCGACTCAAAGTCCCTTTATAGGGACGATGAGACGGGGGCGATTATTAATAGTGACAAAGAAGGTTATGATAAGTATATGGCACAAAAAGTATACAGAGAAGATCAAAAGGCAGAATTAGATAACCTTAGATCAGAACTAGATGAGTTGAAGAGACTGATAAATAAAATTACATAGGAAATAGTTTAGTGTCAGTTCCAGTAATTAACATAGTACTTGAACAAGGAACAGATTTTTCAAGGGTTTATAACTTGAAAAGATCTGATGGAAACCCATTGGATTTAACTAACTATTCATTTGAAGCAAAAATGAAAAAGTGGCCTGGTGCTGCTGGTGCTATTTCATTTGCTACAACATACAATGCTGATCCATCTTTGGGTCAGATTACAATGTCATTAGATAATGCTTCTACTGGTATTATTACTTCTGGTAGATATAATTATGACATTGTGTTGAATAATATTAACAATAATATCAAAACCAAAGTAATAACAGGACAAGCAACTGTAAATTCTACGGTAACTTGAAATGGATGACATCGTTGTCACATCGGAAAATGGTAACGGATTCAACGTTACTAACGTTATCGTGGAAGATGATGGTGGAATTTCTGTTACTGTTGGTGGTGGTGGTGTTTCAGGAGCTGGTGACGTGCAAAAGTTAACCGAACTACTAGATGTAGACTCAAGCAATTTGTCTACAAGCTCTAACAAATTTGTCCTGACGTATGATTCAGGAAATAGTAAGTTTAAATTTATAAATCCAGATGACGTAATTGACAGTGCTGTTGGTATATCAACTACCGATCCAACACCTTCTGGACTAAGCGATGATACAATAGATTACCTAGATGACGTGTTAGATAATAAGATCGATCTTGATGGTGGAGAATGGTAGGTCTAAATCCCTAAATATAAATGAAGAAATAATACCCTACTCTTATAAGAATGGCTGCTCCAGTAATTCAGTTTAAGAGAGGTCTGTTTGCCAACCTACCAGGACTCCGTGCAGGTGAGCCTGGTTTTACCACGGACAAATACGATCTCTATGTCGGAATAGATTCGACATCATCAAATAATAAATTTTTTGGATCTCATCGATATTGGACAAAAGAAGAGGCTGCTGCTGGTTCTTCTGTCAACCTTGTTGAAGGTTCTGACAATGGATCTAACTACATCAGTTTAAAATCTCCTGCAAGTCTAGCTGAGAATTTAACACTAACATTCCCATCATCAATAACCACAGACGGATATCTGAAGGTTGCTGCTGATGGAACTTTAACATGGGACGATACCCTAGATGCAACCAGAGTTAACTCTGCTGGTGTAGGTACTGTCGCATTTTTACAATCAACTACAGTAAATGTCTCAGCAGCAGCTACCGTTGGTGGTACTCTGACTGCAAGCGGAGGTGTAACTGGAGACCTTACTGGAGATGTCACTGGTGACGTAACTGGAGATGTCACTGGAGACCTTACTGGTGATGTAACAGGTAATGTAAC